CTTCTTCTAGTAGTTCTATATTGCCTTTTGCTAATGTAGATTCTTTGGTAAACCTTTCAAAGGTGTTGTTCTCTTTTATTGTTACATACTCGCCATCTTGGCTAACCCATAACCCATATATATCTTGTTGGGCAAATGTGAATGTACTAAGTAGTATAAAAAATAGTTTCTTCATTATTTAAATGCCATATATAAGAAATTATCAGTACCGCTTGCGTTGTGGCTTGCATTGTTAGTTAGAATTTTAAAGGATGTATCTTTGAATTCAAATCTGTTGGATAAAGGGTTTTCTGAATTACTCAAGTTTGCATATAATAAATCATCTGCAAAATCACTACCGCTTCTTACCGAATCATATATTAACCAAGAGTGTCCTGAAACATCAAGTCTTTTAATCATAATCCAACTCGGTTTAAACCCTGTTGTTATTTCGGGGCCGTTTGTGTTGTTATTGCCCGAATAAGTCCCTATCTTACTATATCCTTCAACTGAATGCCAACAATAGGCTATATAGTCATTATTGGTTGAATTATCAGCACTACCCCCTGTAAGTGTGAATAAATCCGATGTGGGCAAATCTCCATTCCAAACCTCTTGATTAACAAATGTTGTTGCATCCTCGCTTGTATTAAGTTCAAGGTATTGATATTCGCCACCACTTTGTCCTAATAGTTCAGAAAACACATACCAATTTTTAGTTGAATCTAAAAGTTTAACTATAATTAAGTCGGGAGCAGAAGAAAGTCCGTGTCCTACTGTTGCTCCTGCAGTTGCATTACCTGTATATTTCACAATACTAAAGCCCGCTTCTGTATTAGCAGAAACCATACAATTAGCACCTTGAATAGTACCATCATTATTTTGGACCGCATCGCCTCCGCCTTTCCATACCCAAGCTACAAATTCGGCATCCTCTGAATAAGTTCCATTGACTGCACCATTTACATTGTAATTTCCTGCAGTAACATCACCAACAGTAAAACCATTAGCATCATAAGACTTTAAAGAGTAATTTGTTGATGTGTAGTCATTTTCAGACCCTGTTGTGTCGCTTCTTAATTGCCTTTGTACACCCCTAACAGAGTCGTGCAATGCGTGATTATTACCTGATGAACTTCTATTTTTTACCCATACTAAATCAGGTTGGAAACCTACATTAGATATGTAGTGGTCTGTATCGGCATTACCTGTGTACAATACAGCCTTAAAGTTAGACGTATCTACTTCAGGTTTTTCGTTGTATAGTTCGGTTACTTGGCTACTTGTAAGGGCAGATGAATAGATGCGTACTTGGTCAATACTACCATCAAATGCAAAAGTTGAAACTCCATCCCCACCGACAACTAATGGAGTTGTGTTAGTTACCAAAGAGGTGGACAATACGCTTGTATTTTCTAACGTTCCATTTATATATATCTTTACTGCACTCGTTGATATTGTGCCAACTATATGTGTCCAATTTCCGAAATCAAGGGCAGTTGTTGCTGTAGCATTTACGCCACCACCACTTGTATGAATCACTATTCTTGGGAGTTTACCTGTAGAACTCGGCACATCTAATGTCCATCCACTTGTACTTCCTATATATTTATCTAATATACCAGTATAATTTACAAAAGAAGTTGGATTTACCCAAACCGAAAACGAAAGTGTTTGTGCAGAATCTAAAAATCCAGATGGTAATGTTATTTTACTATTACTACCATTAAACACCGCTGCTTGACCATATCGCCCAAACCTATACTCAATGTTCGTGTCCGTTCCGTCATTTGTTCCTTTATTATCTTCAGAACTGTTGTCAAGAGGATAATGTGCTACTGCGGTTGCACCTGAAGGAAAGTCTGCCGTATTAGCAGTTGCAGTATATACACAAGCGGTTTCTCCATCTCCACTATTGTAAAGAGTATCTACTTCTGTTTGATTTAACCCTTTAGAGAATATTCTCACTTGGTCTATATCGCCATCATAATAAGTACCTGAAGGAGATACTGTATTTCTATAACCTATCCCAAATGCAATATTTACAGATAAACTTGCAGTTGCACTCACAGGTGTATGTCCAGTACTATCTATGTATAAAGTAGCATTTGTTCCGTTATAACTACCCACAACGTGATGCCAATTACCATCATTTATTGCTCCAGTATGAGTCGCTGAAAATATGCTGCTGCTGCTATTACCTGCACCAAAGGTTACAATACCTGTTGATTTATTTATACTTATAAAACACCAACTTGTTCCATCATTCGCAGATACTATGTGTCCACTTCCTACCCCAGTTGATAAAGAAGTATTAATCCAACAAGAAATGGCTATTTGAGAGAATCCATTAGGATTTAATGTTGTTACTATTTTACTACTACTTCCATTAAACCTTGCACCATAGTTTATTTGTCCTCCTACTCCGAAGTCAACGTTGGTAGGTGTGCCATCGTAATATCCACTTGCTTCCGAAGCATCGTAGTCCATAGTGTATAAAGCTACACCTGAACCTTCGCTAAATGGATTGGTATTGGATGCGGTTGATGATGTTTCAGCGTAAAGCGTTGCTACATCTTCTGCACTTATAGCTTTGTCAAAGATTCTTACTTGGTCTATTTTGCCATCTACTCCATTAGCACCTGAACTATTGCTTGCACCTAAAATATTATCATTATTTTGTGCTTTAATGTTTGAATTTGCTCCTGTATAAGATAACACACCATCTACATAAATTTTAAAAGGATTACCTGCACTAAAAGTAATTACTAAATGATACCACTGATTAGCAGAAAAAGAAATTCCGTGGTCAAAATATCCAACACTTCCTATATAAGCTAAATTAATATCAGTTGAAACTGCCCTAAATAAAATTCTATTTTCAAAATCCATTTCAAGAACAGTCTGTATGCCATTTGTGTCATCTAAATTGAACCATAAAGAAATAGAATGTTCATTTGTATTTAGAATATTATTTGGCAACACAATAGCACTACTACTCCCATTAAACGAAGCAGCCTGTCCAAACTTTGCACCTGTAGCCGAGTAAGTTACGTTTGTGTCGCTTGTAGCATCATAGTTAGTTGTAGTATCATCAGCATTACCATCAAGCTGATATAAAGCTATGTTGCTACTGAATACATCATTTGCACCAAATGCTTGTACCGAATCAGTTGTACAAGCTGCATCACCAGATGAAGCTACTATACCTCCTGTTGTAAAAAACTTCTTATTGAAACTCATATTATTCTATTTCGTCAGATGAAGGAAAAAATTGTACTTTGTATTGCAATGCGGTCTTGTAAGACTTCTTAGCATTTACCTCAGCTTCTAACCTATCGGCTTCTGTAAGTATTCCTGCTCTTTCTGTTGCAACGTCTGTATCAATATCTATATCCCTCTCTGCTTTTCTAACTACTTGCCAATCTGTAGGTTCTAATAGTTTACCTGCTTTAGACTTAATCTCTGAGATTTTACTTGCTTTAATGTCGGCAATCTTATATCTCTTTTCGGTTTCGCCTGTTGGCTCTCCATCTTCTCCGATAACATCTACCTCTTGGCTAAAGTCAACATCAGTAACATCATAGGTCACTACTGAATTAGCTTCGTCAAAATATAAACCGCCTTTGGTTTGCGTTTGCTTATCGTAGCTTGGCTTTACAACATCGTAAAACCCCTCGGCTTCTAGAGTTTCTGCAGATGCCTTTCTAAAGTTGAGGATTACACTTCCGTCTGACTTAGTGTGTGTAGAAGGTAAGGTTTTATATAATTGTACCTGTCCGTTTTTTACTCTTGCTTTCATAATTATGCTGTTGTTGAAGATGTATAAGTTCCTACTGCAAAGTGATATACTTTGGCTCCTGCTGTATCATCAGTACACATTATCTGGATTATATTATTCGTTGAGCCATCGTAGTTTGTGCTACCCACCTTGTTAAAGGTAGAGCCTGTTTCCGCAAAGGTTACGATAAAATTGCCGTTTACTATTAAATCAATTACTTGTCCTTGTTGAGCATTTGACAATGTGAATATCGAATCAGCATCCATTGCAGCTGTGAAAGTTGCTGCCAAATCAAAATTTAAAGCAAAAGCACTTCCTGTCCCTAGAGGTTCTAGTTCTGTATAACTTGGATGTAATTGTTGATGGTCTACTCCGTTGTCAGTAATCTGAACGTCATCAGTGTTTACTGTAATTCCAGTACCTGCTCCTACGTTTAGTGTAGCACTTCCACCTGATTCATTTACTCCTGTTAGACCACCACCTGCGTTTACATCTTCTATGTCAGCTGATACGGCAAAATTAAGTTTACCTGATGTGTCATCATAAGTTACTGAGATGTTAGTTTCTGTATTTCCCGAAACCATTGCACCAATTATGTCTTGAATATTTTCGCTAAAATTCAAACCACCTATGTTAAGCGTGTCTGTATAACTGTCTGCGCTTCCATATATATCATGGAACATTTGTCTAACTTTTACAAAAGCATCCCTGAGCTTATCTCCTTGTCCGCTGTTAGCTGTTGATACGTTTAAATTTTGTGAAGCCATAATTTATTTTTTTATTCGAATAATGTTACTAATGTTAAGTCAGCACTTAAATCCATAGAATCTACACTGTATAATTGGTTGTCATCTATTGTTAGTGCCAATGTTTCTGTTTGTCCCCCCTGTAAAGAATCTAAAAAGCAATCAGGAGATGAAAAATGAGGAATCGCCTCTGCTACAGTGAAATCTTCGTTTCCGAACTCTGTAAAGCAGTAAATCTTACCCCAACCTATCGAATTTGCCATTTAAATCTTTTCCTTTATAATATAACTATTTAACTTTATTTCGTTTTCTTTTTTAGGCTTGTAGGTGGTTTTAACCTTAGTCTTCTTTTTTTTATATCCCATGATTAAAACACCCAACCGTTAAAGAGTGCATCCTTATCTGGATATATATCCTCGTTATTGTTAGTGTAGTATTCAGGAAATAAAGACGATGCGTTAAAACTCATGTAATCTATAAATCTATTGGCATAGTACTCAGCATAATCTCTTTCCTTTGCTATCAATATATCAATCTCCGTTTTCTCTGCTAACTGACTATTCTCACTTGTATGCTTGTATACACCTCCATTAGCAACTGTATAGGCAGCAAAAGGAAGATATTCACTCATTGCGAAATGGATTAACATAGGCTGAATATAGTCATTGACTAAATTTAAATAGTCTCCTGCCAAAGTATCTGCAATTATATCAGCACTAATCTTATTGTATAAATCCGTTCCAAGGTAATTTCTAACATGAATCTCTTGGGCTAGTTTAATAAACTGTATAAACTTATCAGTATCTACATTACCACTAAGAGCTGTATTCTTTACTAAATCTTGACGTTTTATAAATAAAGCTGTAGCCATTATTCTTCTTCTGTTTGGGGTTCAACTTCTGTTTGTTGAGCATCCTTCTTAACACCAGTCTCTTTTTCTATTTCAGACTCAGTAACTGCATTAGTTAAATCGGTGAATTCAAGAGGTTGTAATGTCTTAAAGTATATATCTAAATCTATATTGTTGTATTCAAGTATTCTTTCAAACTCATCAAGTATAGTAACCTGCATTGGTCTTATAACAGTATTATCCATCAATACTGATGCTGTCTGAAGCTCCTCTGCGTTATTACCAAGACCAGAATTATCTTTAATCCCTACAAGCATTGGAGATACAATCCTATGAGATACCATAACTTTTTTCATGGACTCATCAGAAAGGAACTGGTATTGTTGATGGGCATCTGTGAGCTGTACAGGTTCTATAGTAGCAGCTAATTCTTTGCTGTCGTTAAAAGCTAAAATAAACTTCCCTGCATTAGAACTACCACTAAATTTATTGTAGATAGCTCTTTCTATTTCATCTCTCTGCTCCTTATCTGGGACTCCATTATTGAAGTTGATAAGCATCGATGGTGCAAGACCATTCTGAATATTGTTTATATGGTAGTTTGCTATTTCTTCTTCAAGTTCCGCATACTGTAGCCCTCCTTGATAATCTACAGGAGAGTAGTAGTAGAAACCTGCTCTATAGGGTCTAATATATAGAATCTCTATGCCTTGGTTTGAAGTGCCAAAAGCAGGAATACGTTTAGGTTTATCACTTGGCTTTATATTAATCCAGTCAGAAGAATAGTAGTACGCTTTTATCTCACCATCATTAGAGACCTTCTCAGCTCTTAATGTTTCGATTGGCATGTGTTCTACTTGAACAATCTTACTTCTATCCTTACTGTATATTACTTGAACAGCAGCCTGACCCATCATCTTGTAATCGTAGCATACCTTCTTCATACAATCCTTTCTAAGTAGCTTTTTCATTTCAGCATACTCAGCAGGTTTATCCTCACTGTCTGTGGCATCCAACCCCTTACCATATATCATTTCTGATATTCCGTTTATAGAAGCATTGTTAGTTGGAGACCCATTGTATCTATCTATTAGATAGTCAAAGTAATCGTTTTCATCTCCATATTCAACCCAATCATTTCTGCCATTCTCACTGACCTCTGGTCTACTGTAGGATGATAATCCTATGACATGGATAGATTGCTCTACCTTTTTTACTATTGAGTTTACGTTGGCTTTATTTCTTGCCATTTTGATTGATTTATTCTTACTCATTATATAATAACAAAATCATTATCGTAGCTATCTTCCTCTACATATTCTCCAGTATTAGCAAAATACTTATCTAAACCAGTTTGGTCAGTGCAGAATATTAAACCTCTATATATCTCCGTAGAGCCATCTTTTACCCTATAGGTGTACTGATTACCCTCTTTGAGTGAGAAAGTGCCTGTAAGCACCATGTAATCGTCTTCTAAGGTCTTTGAGACACTAATATCAGATGTAGTTCTTGTGGATTTATCTGTTAAGGATAAAGTAGGGGAACTGGCATCAGCTCTCGTTACAATCTTTAATGATTGACTATCTGTAGAAGTTGTTAGAATCTCCATACTAAAGTAACATCAAAGTACGATTTTGTTTTGTATTAACAAAAAAAAGAGGGCATAAAGCCCTCTCTTTAAATCTACAATATAATGTTAATATTATACTGCTCTTTGTGTAGATTGTGTATCAGTAGCAGAAGTCATTCCTACGAATGGGTCAGCAGTAGTAGCTCCATCAACAAAATTAGGCATAGTAGTCTCATTTGCAGTAAGAGTCAAGGTATACCCCTGAAGGTCTCCCATTGCAGTTCCACTAACCATAGTACCTCCAGTTACTTCAGCACCATGTTCTCTACCTACAAGAAGAAGGCTTCCGTCAAAAGTTTCTAGGAAAACATGAGGTCTTCCGTATGCCATTAACTTCAATTCCTTATTATCTTCTTTACTTAGTTTGTGTAGCGTTACATTTACTACTTGTTCAAAGAATGTCGTTCCATTCTCTAAAGAACTTTGAATATTTGTCTCTAAGGAAGAATTACCTTTAACATCGTAAGTGTGATAAGTAAAAGTACCACCCATATCTGTAACTTCATCATTAGAGCCAACAGTAACAGCTCCCAAGTCTCCGAAATCTACAAAATGAATTTTTCTTATACCACCTACAGCGTCTTTACATGGTTTTAGTCTCCCACCAGTTAAATCACAACTCATATCTTTTATGTTTTAAATGAAAAAGGGTAGGTAGGCACTTGGCTTACCCACCCTTATTTCTTGGTTAATTATTTATTAGATAGAGTAAAGTACAATATCTCCACCAATCCCATGCTGAATACCTGCGGTGTATCTCATAACGATTCTTACGTTTTGAGACCCATCAATGTCAGCCATATCGATAACTTTAACTTGGTTATGGTCAGATAGTAGACCAGTTCCAAAGAACAAGTTAGATTTCTCAGCAGCAACCATTTTGTTGCTTGGTAGACCTTGTGCCAACTCTACGTTGATACCGTCAAATGTCAATGCACTTCCGTTGAACCACTGAGTACCTTTGTTGTCAGTACCTGCTGCTCCAACTTGAGAAGCAAATCCACCTAAAGCTCTCACATAAGCTCTATAAACGTTAGGAGCGACATAAACAGTCAAATCTTCTTTTCCGTATACAGTAGATGGAATTAAATCTACAGTAGCTCCAAGTTCCCCAATTACGTTAGCAGCAGTTACAGATGTTTCACTAGTAGTAACATCATTAACGTCAGTATCAGCTCCTAGTGTAGTAAGGAATCCGTCAAATTCTCCTTCTGTTGCATTAGCACCATTCCAGACAGTTTGCTCTACTTTTTGAGCTACCTTGTCAGCGACATGAGCAATTAAGAAATCAGAGAAACTTGGGGGTAGGTCACTGTAAGCAGAGTATCCCATTTGAACTGCCTCCCAGTCCGATACAAAATCTTTTTTGCAAAGCTCCAAATTTACTTGAAATTCTTCAGGTTGTAGGATTCTCTCACTCAAAGTAAGTACTCCTGTTGATTTAGTGAAGTCGCAAGTTGCATCAGCTACGATATCGCCAGATACAGCTTTCTTTAGTACTTCTTTAAATTTTACATTGGGTTTAATCGTAATTAGATTATTTGCCAATGTTGAACCACTCAATAGGGCAGCAGAAATATATTTTCCTGCAAACTCCCCTGCATAAGTAGTGGTTATCGGTGTGGTTAAACTTTCGCCTCCTGCCATTTTAATTGATTTTAGTTATTTATTATTTATGAATTAATTCTACTTAAAACTCTACCCATAGTACTAGCGGGTCTGTTAGAGTTGTTTAGGCTTACGTCCAATTTTCCTTTTGATTCTGCCTCTGGACTATGCTTGATTGGTTCGGCAGCAGGTTCTTCAGATAACTTCTCTACTTGTTTAGAGAGTTCTTCTTTCTGACTCTTGTACTCTTGTAATTCGCCTTTAACAGCTTCTTTAAGAGCATCAATCTCAGATTTCATTGCAGAGATGGCAGATTTAAAATCTTCATCGGTAACATACCCTTCCATCAATTCAACTTCCTCTTCTTGCGCTTCAACCTCAGCTACTTCTTCAGTTGATTCTTCATTTAGTTCTTCTGCGACTTCTTCTACAGCATCCTCTTCACTTTCTGAAGACAATACTTCCTCTTGGACTTCTTCTTCCATTATATCCTGAGCAAGTTCATCTTCTTTGGTAAGCAAGGACAACTTCTGTAGAATTTCGTCTAAAATTGTTGTTGCTTTTGTACCCTCCATGATGTTTTTATTTATAATAAAATAATATACATCGGAAATAGTGTTAGATTTTCATCTATGGGCAGCACTGAGTATATGAGAAACTTCTAAAGAAATTATCTCCAAAACCACCATTAAAGTTCATATCTTTTATATTACAAGCATTAATTAGATTATTACCACTAACTTCGTAGTTCCTAACTCCAATAGTAAAAGCGTTTGCTGAACCATTATCTTGAGTATTCTTTAAATATAAAGTATTAGTTCCACTATATAACAAGTCAGGATTAAATCGATGGACAACCATATCATCTAATCCACAAACAAAGTCTGGGTCTGTAATTGTTAAATCAGTGTTTGATGAAGCAATGAATAAAGAACCTATTTGAGCATTACCATTTAAATCTACATCTCCTATTTTTGTGCCATTAAGGTATATATCGAAATTATCATCTGTTACAGAATTATCATTACATATCTGAATAACTAATACTCTATCAGTACACTCTGGTGCGGGGTCTCCCTCTGGGTCTAATACCTGTGAATTCAAAGCAGTACATTCAGCACAATCGTCAAAAGGTATACTTATTGAAGTTATAATCTCAATGCCCTCAAAGTTTCTTTCTTCATCTACAGTATAACACCCTTCTTGACCATTCTGTAAGGTCATGTGATAGGTAGTTCCAACATTTAAAGTTCCATGATAATGTGCGTTTTTATGGTGTCCATCGTCACAGTTAGTTATACGATAAGCTGAGTGTCCTGCGCTAACAGCAGGAGCGGAATTTGTAACGGCACCTATTCCTTGAGCTTGTAAACTTCCATCACAACATTTCCTTGAATATGTCCTTCCATCTGGGCAAAGACAAGCTCTCCTGTCGTTTGTAGGAGACGTTCTGCTATACGTAAACTTCCTTCTTTTTCTCATGCTTTCCTTGATTTTGGATGTTTCTTCGGTAGTAAATCGTAATCCGTAGTGTATTTAGGATTCTGTGGTCTACCATTTCTTATTAAGTAGAGATAGGCATTAACCCTTGCAAAAGCCCACTGAGAAGCTGACCTAACTTTAGGGCTATGAGATGTGTTAAAAGCTCCAAGACCACGCTGAAAAACAGAGGCAAGGACAGCAGTAGTAACACCATAACCCAATTTACCTTTATATTTCTTGTTGAATTCATCAGATTTCTTTTTAAGTGATGCTCTGTCTTTAGCAGAGACTTTAGCTCCTGTCTTTCCAGAAGCATCTCCTTTAGCAGACCCCTTACCTTTAGGACTCTTATTGGGAGTGTCAGACTTAGGTGCCTTAGGACTTGACTTAACATTACCTTTATCATCTACCTCAGCCATCTTATCTTTTATCTCACCAAGACCCCTTAGCTTACTTCTACTCCAAGAAAGTGCCGATAATCCACCCCAAGCATCATACATTAACTTGCCACATCCATCAGAATAGCTCTTAGAAGCCTCTAAATCGCTTTTGTGACGAGAAAGGAAGGAGTACATCCTCTTTATCGTGGACACCGTTAGATTGGATTTTGATGCCAACTGGGAGGCTCTGCGTTTCCCCACAGCAGTTCCACAAGAACCCCAACCATTTTCATCAACATACTTCAACACTTTTTTAGCGTTATTTGAAACAGACTCAGGATAATCGTTAAAAGTCTTTAGTTCGTACTTCTTAGAGTCAAGGAAGTCTTGTATTTCAAATAGAATCTCAGTAGCTTCATTCTCGTTTATATCGTCACCCATCTTAGACATCTCGAGTTTATCTGTGAAGTATCCTTCGATAGAGAATCCTTTTACTAATCCTGTCTTGACATAGTTCTCCCAGACTTCTTCATTGTTAACCTTCATGGAAACCATCCAAGTACCTACTGGCATATCTAATCCATACTTTCTACTTTTATCATGGACTTCATCCTCTATAATCCAACTCTCCACTACAGTCAAACCATTGAGTTCAGCTTCATGTTCCAATGTAGATTTATTCTGGTTGCCTCTCATTAGGAATAATTCACTTGCTTTTCTTACAGTATCGTCAGAGAAATAAATGTAGTATTCATCTTCTCCGTCTGTACGATAAATATTCTTATTAGGAATTAGGGCAGCACCCATTAAGATGCGTTTCTCCTTATCTACCTCAGCAAGATTAACTTTGGTTTGTTCTTTTAGAGCAATGAAGTTTTCTTCTATTGCAGGTTTATCTACAATAGATATAGCTTCTATTCCTGATAGTAAAGCATCCTCATCAATAAGTAATTCTATAATTCTCATAATTTATTATTTAAAATGCAGCGACATTAACTGTTTTATCTGCAATGTTATTATAGGTTTCTAAATCATCCCACACTAAATTAACTTTTTGTTCTTCTCTTGTTCTTGCTACAGCCATACTAAGTTGAGAGGTTTCTGACGCTCCTACTACGTTAAAATCAGGTGCTTCTACCGATGGAGCAGCTCCACCTACACCACCTCCACTACCACCACCAACAGGTAACTTGGTTGCTAATATTTTCTTCACTTGAAGAAATCCAAAAGCCGCAGTAGCTGCTGCTTGAGCAATATTCCATGGCCCGTATGGTTTAGCTCCAAGAGCAGCAGTAACAGCCTCATAAGTATTCATGGTAGCCATAGCTACAGATACAGCCTTACCTAAAGCACTACCTTCCCCCGCTATTGCAGTTATAGCTTGTGCGACATAGTTAGCGGTGGCTAATTTAGCATCTGCTTCATCTCGGTCAATCTTTTTGTTTGTCTCAGCTAAAGCTTCTTTCGCATTAGTTATTTGTTGTTCTATGCCAATAGTTTCTTCTCCTGCTACAATAGCTGCTGTTCTTTGCCGTTCAAGGTTATCTAAAATGTTTTCGGTCTTCGCTTTCTCTAATTCCTTTTGAGCATTTAGTTTGTCAAAATCATTACGAGCCATCGACATCTCAAAATTCTTATGAGCAATTATTCTTTCATTGAGTCCTTTCTCAAGCAATTCCGTAGCTTTGTCTTCATCTCTAAGTCTACGGTCATTTACCTTTCTTTCTGTCTCTTTATCTATTTGTGATAGATATTCATTTAAAGATTGTCTTGATTCAGCTATAGCTTTATCAGCATCTATTTGTGCTTTAGCTCTATCTTTGTCATTCTTAATTGTGTTTACCTTTTGTTGTTGTCTTTCCGCAAAATCACTCTGTCTTAGCTTAGCTATTTCTTTTATAGCTTTAGCATTTATTTGAATTTGTTGGTCTTTATTTTTTCTTAGAGATGCAGAGACTCTAATTTGTGACTGCACTATCTCTTTATCGAAATCTAACTGCCCTGCTAAGAACCCCCTTCTAGTAGACTTACCTCCACCTATACCATCTTTATCATAAAGTATTATAAATTCTTTTAAAACATCAATTCTTTCTTTTTCAGATTTTATAACTTCATTATTAGCATCTATTTTTGATTTAGCATTTTCAACAGCCTTTTGCGTATCAGAAAGTATAATATTAACACCAGATTTTTGTAATATTGTTCTTTTTTCTTGAATCTTATTAAATTCTTCTGTTAATTGATTTTCATCAAGATTAACTTTTCTTAATGCTAGTATGTTTTCTGTTTCTTTTTCTACAATACCTGCTTGTATTTCTTGTATTTTACTTTGGGCAGCTTGAGACATTGCTAAGTCTATTATAGATTCTCTATAATCGTTATTTGCTTTAGCAGCAGCCTCAGTCTTGTTTTTGACATCATCTAGAGATGTACTAGAATCGTCTAATTTCTGTATGTAATCAGGAAATTCCTTGTTCAGTTTTTTTATTGCTATTTCTTTTTGCTTATCACTTGATGTTGAAGACTCTAATACTGATATATAAGTTTCAAATCTACCAGAAGTGTCATCTACTTTAGACTTCATATCGTCAAAAGCTCCCGACAATTCATCAGCACCTTGTCTCAATTCTTTTATTTTTTTCGATATCTGAGGTAGGAAAGATATAAGAAGTTGAATTCCTACCATGAGTCCACCTACTCCCATTAGGCTTTTTCCAACATCTTTAAGAGCGGCTGCAAATCCTCCTGAATTCTTAGCTGATATTTGGACTAAACTAACTAACTGACCTAAGTTATTAGCCATACCTTGAAATCCATAGGAAGCATCAGAAGCTAACCTACTAGTCTCAAGTAATATTGCATTGTTTAGACCAGACTCAGCCTTATTCTTCGAAGTTCTTCCCGCTAATTGTTCTGTGGATTTAGCTAACCCATCTATAGCTTTACCTGTTTGATTTATGGTTCTAGTGGCGTTTTTATCCACCACCATGATATCCACCATTATCTTCTTACTTGCCATAGTATTGTCTTTTTAGTTGTTTCTTAGCTTCACTCCAATTTCCCACTGCCTTATACTTACCTTTAGATATATCTATATTTTCAGATTGACCATACCAGTCATCTATACTTAGTAAATCTATGATGTTCTTTATCATATTATATTATCTAGTGTTGGTATCAAGTTTAATAGTTCTATTTCTGTTGCCCCTGTTTTTAGGTTTGTCTTTATAGAGTTTATTCTAAATAGTCTATCATGTATCTTTATCTGGTCATTCAACTTATATCTTACAAGAATCTTGGCAGGAAGGAAACATTTATACCTAAATATTCTCTTACTCTCGTTGTAAGCTCCTGAGATATAGTTTATGTAGTACTTACTAAATAACGAATTCTCTGTGGCTATCAAGGTGCTTGAATCAGTCTCTCTGTATATTTTTAATTGCCATTCGTCAAACTCAGTGTCAAAGTTTAAACTATTAGCAGGAGGTGTAGTTGGTGTTCCTTCCTCATTGGAATTAGAAGGTCTCCAATATGTTGTTAAGGCAGACTCTGTGCCTGAAATCCAGTTTATATTTTTACCTCCTGTTATAGTCTGGTTAATTCCATAAAACAATAATGGCTTTATGTTTTCTGGTTTGTAGTTTCCTGTAGGGGTGGTTTTTTCAGTTGTGGCATCCTCATGACTAAATTCGCCCCCTGCTGCATACCCACACTGGATATAAGTTAGGTTTGAGTTTTCAGAAGTTGCAGCCTCCCCTATATCAAATAGTCTTTCATATTTTATATGGGAAAATGGAATTTCAACCCTGTATTCAGCCCCCAAATCATTATAATGTTTAGGAGAGTTATATGTTGTATTTCCAAAGACCTTATTGTATTTTGTCTGATGGTTTTCCATCAGTATAGTATTCGTTTCTTCATATTCAAAAGAAACAGATGAAAACGGTCTTGCCACTTCAATCTCATGGGATTCAACATCTACAAAATCAACAACGTCTATAGTACCTCCCGTCATATTATTCACAGCATCAGCATAGTAATCATCTAAAGTTTGTACTTCTATCACTGGCACTGCATCTAAAGGTTCTTTAACGTAAGCAGTAAGATTGAACATCTTAAATAGTCCAGATAAGAAATCAGTAACCTTCATGTCTGGAAAGTGATTAACTAAATCTTGCTCTGGAGATGTAGAGTCTGTAGCATTCAAAGCCCCAAAAGCATAGTAAGTAAGAGTCTCTACAGTTCCATTTGGAACAAACGTAAACAAACCTACTTGAGCGCTAAATGTTATTGCACCACCTAAAGTTTCAACTTCCCATCTTAACTTATACGTTCTTCCCTCTACTGTTTTCTCGTTTGATAACTGATAGTTAGGATTAGCGTCTAATGATACACTCTGGTGAACTCCTGATGTTGTTTTCTCCGAAATAACATCTCCAGTGATATCATCGATACATCTTAATATCAAATAATCATAAGTGCCAGAACTTATAGTTACTATTAATCGACTTCCAAATCTCCTTATGGTTGTATTACCAGAAAGGATGGATTCCTGTGTAAAAGTAAATGTATCGTTTACTATAGATAAATTATCGTTAGAACCAGAAGTTACTAAATCAAATATTTTTTTAGAACTACCTAGCTCTCCTGACAGGTTGTAATTTATTATTTCACCATTCTTCCTAGATAACCAAAGATAGAGATTATCCAGTGGTGTAGTATCAAAGAATCCTGTAAAAGATATTCCGTACTTAGATTCTATAGCTTCTAATATCTTAGTAACCTTAATGGCAGGTTTTAAGTCGGTGTGTTTTAACCCTCTCGTAGTATCTGTACTTCCTGAATAAAGGTTGCCATCATAATTAGGAGATGCAGAAGAAGAATCATAATATAATCTCTTCTCTGATGTTATAAGAGGGTATATTATAGCATTGCTGTGTAGCCCATTTGTAAACCCTGTCTTTACAGTATCTGCATCATAAGTAAAGTCTCTTATATTAGAATCTAAACTATCCACTAAAGCAGTTAACTTATCTTCTTTTAGAGCCTCTCTTAGTCTAATCAAACCTCCGTAAAATATAATAGTATAACTAGCCGCCTTGTTATTTTTCATCTCTGTGGATTGGAGGTATATGTAACCCTCCCTAAAAGGCATATAATTCAGGTGTATTTTAGCTAATTTTTTAGTAGCTCCATTAAACCCTTTTACGTCTGGGTTATAGAAATGCTTGAACAGTTTGTTGTTCCTGTCGTTAGCAGGAATCTTAAATGTTCTTGAGTAGTCAGCGAATATCTTAGAGAAGTCTTTTATATCTTGTATAGAAGAAATCAATGTCATCGATTCATCCTCGAATAAATCAACCTTAGCATACTCTTGATTATCGTCACTACTCTTGTCAATATATAACTGTACGTCTATCATCTAATATCTTGGATATAGTTGTTTGCTACAGTGAATTCTACTGTAAAGTTTATGAGCTTCTCATTAACCTCTTTCTTCTCTTGGAATGAAGTGGTTCTGGGGACTACAGGTGTTATATCTCCATCTTGGTGAACCCAACAATGCTCAGTCACCATGAGTTGTTTTACAACTTCGTTGTGGTCTTCTGTAATGAATCCAGTGTTCATTTTAAGCGTCTCTGTTGCTCTAACATCAGTAGCTTGTCTTGAATGGTCATACTGACTATAAGAAACACCTGTAGAGCTTATATCTAGTATTGAACGTTTATAATCATCTCTCTCCGCTTCGAATGAATCATCTCTACGCTTAAAGAACCATAAATCTTGCATGACTCCAAATTTATTCAAGAAGGATACTCTATGAGGGGTATATTTACATTCGTCTAGGCATCTTATATATCTTGTTTCTACAGTCCCATCAGGATGCGTTACTTTTACTTCATCAGCATTTAGCGGCACTTCCGTTTGCTCTTGAAATCCTTCTGAATCAGCTGTTCTTACACTAACTTCGCTTATTCTATAATTATCGTCTATTGTGCTTATTCTTTTTTCAATAGTGTCTATTGTTGTATTTGTAACAGAACCTCCAATAACATATTTAGATATAGACGTTCCTTCTATTAGATACTCAACTTCATAAACACCATCTGTAGATACATAGACTGGTATAAAAGCTCTCTCTCCACATTTAACGTAGAAATATGTGTTTGATGCCAAAAAACCCTTACTTAATGTTGGATTTATTCCATCTTCAAATTCACCGTATCCAAGAAATGCTAGATTTCTTTTCTCCAGTATATCTGTAGAGGCATCATCAAAAGTTCTTGTAATGACAAAATCTACCCATGCAGTTTGTTTTATAGAACTATAATCCCCATTGAAGTAAACATCTATATAATCTTTCACCAATTCAGCTACCTCGAAAACTATAACTTCTTCATCTGGTATTAAGCTTTTCTCAAGAGTGTATTGAGGGTCGCTTGGTCTCTCCCCTGCTATACCAGTGTATATATATATTTCTAATTTAGCTTTTGATATTGTTGCCATCTTTAATGTTTTTATATCTTTATCCCGCCAGTTGCTCTTACTGGGTGAGGTACTATTGTGAATCCTGTATCAGGAAATGCGTTGCTAGGGATTATGTTAGATACGGTTCTTGTTGTGGTATTGTAATTAAACACGAATTTTTCTCCTGATTTAAAAAAGATATAATCCGTACCGATAGCCTCTACTTCCGTATTAAATACATCTGTTCCTCCGTAAAAACCAAAAGTATCTTGATATTGATAATAAGCAAATTGATATTCATTAGCTGTTGTATTTCTGAATACACCTGTTCTCATTATCTCAATAACAGAATTTAACGAACTGCCCCAATCATCAGTATTAAACTCAAAACTAATGCCTATTCTATTATCCCCAGAAACAAATGAAGAATTATCAACTATAACAGCGGGTTTATTGAATGATTGCACAGCAGATGCCCAATTTAATCCAGAAACACTACTAAATATAATAGTTGGAATTTGACTCTTATCCTCAAAACCAAAAGATGCAGGAGATACAGTTTGCACCAATGAATCATTAATATAGACCTTCATTGAAGGAAAAACTGGAAGTGTTCCGGACATTTGACTAAGAAATGCCAAAGCTAATGTTTGTGAGCTATCTAACAAATCTGTATTGGTGGGAGGGGTAGCGGGTAATGAGAACGTAGATACTGGTGCTGCCGTCTCATCTGGGCAACTAATTGTTAGCCTATACCTATCTGTTTCTAATGGAGCTTCAACAGTAATGGTTAAGGTTGATTCAGTGTCAGTAGACCTTACTATAGGTATTCCTGCATTGGCAAATTCTCCACTAACAAGTCCTGTAAGTTCAGAAGCGGGTATTCCCATATCTATAAGTTCCTGTTTATGCACATCACCACCTTTATATCCAACCACCGTTGGAGAAGCATCTTCTGTAAATTGATAAGTAATCTTAATAGGAGTGTATATAGTATAATTTAAAGTAAAAGTGCCACTTCTATTTGTGGCATCCACCTCATAAATACGAGTACCAACATCCTCCCCTACATTTACTTCCTTTCCACATTCTAATGGTTGTGTTAAAGTCGAAGGAGGGTCATATTCTGGGGGTACTGGTTCTCCGCTAGATGGTGACCCTTGGGAATCTACAGTCAAGTAATATGGACTTCTTACATTTATTTTTTCTACTTCTCCTGCCATAATTATTCTATAATATATTCGTCTCCTTTTTTAGTGTAACCTGCTCTTCTGAATATTTCATCTAAGTTGAGGTGTATGTCTTTCTCTAATGGGTCAGCTATTGCATTTATTTGTTGCATCGCAATCTCTATAGCATCCCCTATAAAATTAGTAGGTTGACTACCATAGGTTCTTATTTTACGTCTTATAAGACCTGCTATAGTTCTTATTGCAGCATCGCTTCTAGTGATAAACTTACCTCTAGCATCTCTAAGTCTAACAGGTTTTGATTTTATCCAATCTACTAATTCGTCTACGTCAGGAACTTGCTTAGTACCCTCGTCTACTTTCTCTCCGTAGCTATTACCCGTAACCCCTAATGAAAAAGAACCCCCACTTATAGATTTATTTAGTCCCGCTTTAGTCATTTTTACCCTTAAGCTATTAGCCAAACTTCCCGTGGAATCTATAGGCTCGTTTATAGTTCTACCATTTGGAAATGCTTTTGTAGGGGGATACCTACGTTGTCTATTTCTGCCTATTTCTATTTTAAGGAGCTTGATTAAACGCTTGGAAAAACCAAACATATAAGCCTCTGTGTTGCGTAATTTCAATCTACTTACAGACATGATGTACCATCAGCGTTAATTAGTGCCATATCATTATTAGGAACTTCTATATTGATAACCATTGACCAACCAGTAAGCAAGTTTTCAAACCTATCTTCGAACAGACTCGCAGTTACAGTTTCATTAAGTTCATAATCGTTTGTTTCCATGCCACCTCTACGAAGTGAGCTTTGCAATCCATTGATAACAGTAAGCATTGAATTAAGAATATCTTGCTTGTTATCCAAACCAAGATGAGGTTTTGTCTTATCCTGTTTATCGTCTTTATCTTCATCTACAATATCCATAACTATAATATTCATAGAGAAAGTCATTTTAAACTCATCGAACGTAACATCATTGACGTTTACATGGGATAGCGGGAATATCGTTTGCTTAGACAAATCCACTTCCATTATATCACCGAATGTCACAGTATTGATATTATTATTGCCAATTAAATAATTGTAGATATTATCAATAAGATTATAGTATGTTTTCATTATTTCTTATATGCTTTCTTAATCATTTGAGCCTCTAACTGGTTCTTCTCCTTTTCAAACACTAAATAGTTTAAACACTTGAAAAGCTCTTGTGAGGTAACGTCATCGAATTTGAGGACATCTCCTTTAGCAAGTGCGTAAATTGACTGATACCAACCCCACTTTGAGCTAAAGTTTCCTTGAGCTGAGAGGTCTGTGGATTCTTCCGCATCTCCATCTCCATATAATTCAGGGTAGCTAGAGACAACTCCTTCCCTAAATCGTAAAAAAAAACCATCGCCCCCATTACAACATCCATTGGCATCTCTTTTATGAGATTCTGAATGTCCTCATTTGGAGAGTAAGGAGCAATGGTATACTTATCCTTAGATTTGAAATTAACTGGTCGGAAAAGCACTGCCATAGCTTTGTGCATTTGTTGCCAATCAGAAATTGTGTTTTCTAAGTCTATGTATTCTCCAAGTGAGATATCGTCAAGCTTCGGTATAAATCCCATTTCAACATCAAGAAGATTAAAGTTCCTGATTAAACTAGGCTTTTCTTTAAATGCTTCTCCAAGGATGTTTATAACCTTCTCTGCCTCTACCATCGGTATCTGTTCTACATCACGCAATGTAATGTTACAGAATATTTCAATGAGCTTCTTATTTAGAAATTCATCTGCTCCCTCATTTTCATCTGATATCTTAATGTACTTTTGGTATTGCCCAAGAGTAATATCATTGAGAGTTGTTGGAACTTCTAATTCAATCTTCTTTCTCATATATTATAATAATTAAAAATCAATAAAATGTACCTTAATAAATTGCAACTGTCTAAATGGCATATTAATATATATAGTTATATATATATAGAGTTACACTGTATAAAGTTACTCTATGTGTATATCATGTTACTCTGTGTGTATACTGTGTTACTCTATATATTGATATATTACTTGAAATAAAAATAACTTTATACATCTATATGCCAAATAGGCACGTGCAATTATTTATTGTATTTGTCGTGGAGAAAACAGTATAGCTCCCAGTATTTCATCTGTGAATCTTCAAAGGAATACCGTACATCGCTTTTAGTGATGTTGCCAAATAGATTTACTTCGATTTGATAATCTTCCTGATTATACCTCTTCGGCACTAAAGAAACCTTAATGTTGTTATCTATACACCATGAGCAACACTTCCATTGGTCTTTCCTGTAGATGCCAATAAAAAGTTCCTTTTTCTTTTTAGCTTTTCTCATGGGTATTGCTAAGATACTAAATAAATATTACTAATCCAAGTGGCAGGTGCAAAATGTGTTGTGTGTAGAGAGTAGTCTAATAAGCTACGACACTCGGTTTTCCGTCAGAGTACCTCAAATAAGCCTCTCTAACGAACGATAATTATCTCAGTGGGGTCTATGTATCATAATTATACAAAAGTCTCTCAAATGTGCCTCTAAATGCGTCTGAGAGGATACGAAGCTACCTTTTCAAGTCCTTTTTAATTCTCTTTTATTGATTTACAACCATTTAGCAAAATATAGGGTACAAAAAAACCGCCCATTAAGAGCGGTTATATTTAATTAATCAGTGGTAAGGTTTAATTTTGATTATCAAATCTATAGGATAAATCATTTAAGTATGTTTCCATGTGTTTAATGTTTTTATATTGTTGCCCATAGAAAGTACAAATTTCTTTTAATTCCTTTTTGCTTTTTCTGTTATATTCGAATTGTTCCTTATTTGCCATAATCAGTATAGGTTTTTACATATTCTCTAAAGTGTTTTTTATTTCTTGCTTTATTATTGGTATCGTATAGGTGCCGAACACATAAATTTTTATGTATTGTTGAATACTCAAAATAACCATGATTAACCTTTGTTATAAATATCTCCATGTTTATTTATTTAAGTTAGTTAATTTTATTTCCTTTGTTTTTATTTTGGTTCTTATTTCATCGGTGGACAAATTACCATAATAAGCATTTGAATATAAAAACTCTTTTAAATATTTTATTGTGGTTCTTGAATAGTCCCAATAAAAAGAATCTAAATAAATAATGTTTTTGACGGTGTCAATTTTGCAAATGATACTTTTATAAGACTGAAAAAATACTTTTGAGCCGTTTGTTATTTTAAATTGGTTTGGTACAGCGTTTCCGCTCCTAGTGCTTTTTAGTTGTGTTACTTTCATTTTAATAGTTTTTAAGCGTTAATAATAATTTGAGTAAATACCCATATAAAAAAAGGTATAAATAAATAAAGAGCGTTTTTGCTCACTTTGTCAATAGTTCGAATAATTTTTTTTTGTTCGAATGTGTCATCTAATATGCCGTAGGGGTCATTATTGAAAATTTCGTTTAATACTTGTTCTTTTGTTTTTTGTTTCATAATAATAAAATTAGTTAATATTTAATTTGCTTGTGATGTTTCACATGTCAAAGTAAATACAGAAAGCCGAGAAAATCAACGCCATTTATTATTTTAACAAAACTTTAACATTTGCCAAAACCAAAAGGGGAACGACATTTTCAGCCGAACCCCTATTGAATTCACACCCCTATTGAATTCACATTTTAGGGTATTGAATTTACACCTATTGAATTTAAAACATCCTGAGCTGTGTTTTATATTTGTAGAGTCTTTTCTCTGCGAACTCTAAATATTTTTCTGATATCTCGCTCCCAATGTAATTCCTTTTAAGTAGTATTGAAGCTTTAGCAGTAGTGCCAGTTCCCATGAATGGGTCGTATATCAAGTCTCCCTCTTTCGAGAAGTAGTTAATGAAGTGTTTAGGTAGCCAATCACCAAAGGCAAAAGAATGGTTTCCAGTCTCCTTATCTGAGTTTACTGGTTTAATTATTAGATTCTTAATGTAATCTCCATTGTGATTTGAGAAGTTACAATACTGGAAATTGTTTTTACTAGGGGTATCTTTAGATATACAAAATATATATTCTATTCCATTAGATACTCCAGTGTCAAGTATGGAGCTTGGGGGGTTGGATTTACACCAGAAAAACACGTGTTTTATTGAGTCTTTATATTCTGACATAATATGGTTTATAATTCCTTTGTTGCCAGAAACCTCTTGTATATTATAAAATACATGGTGTTTAGTTACCCTATACAATTCGTCTATCCACTTTGATGTCTGGGCAAAATATTCATCAACCTTTAGATTGTCGGAATAATCAGAATACTTTATTCTTTTGTTCTTCCAGTGTCCATTCCTACGAACATTTCCTATATTGTATGGAGGGGAGGTAACAACCACATCCACGAAGTTATCCTTCATTTTGGACATGGTTGTCAAACAATCCTCTTGATATATCTTGTTTATATCAATCATTACTAATTAACTTATTGAACTCAAAGTCTGTCATATTATAAATTTCTTGGAGTTTATCCTTGATATTCTCTCTGTGTTGTGTAATCATCTGTTTCTTTGATTTTAAATAACTTATATAACTATCAGCTCTACTTACAAAATCCTTAACATTGCCCTCTGATTTAAATTTAACTGACTTACCAAAAGCAACCACTCCAGATAAAGTGTGAGATGGAAATTTATATTTGAGTCTAAAATGTTTTGTCAACTGGTAAGTTGTTTGAGCAACTACCATTTCATTGAAAATTATAGTACCCTTTTTAAACTTCTCTTTATCCTTCACAAAGATACTGAGTATTTTGTCTAAAGATAAGCTACTTTCCTCCATTCTATTCTTTAGCATTTCATAATTAGGATATTGTTCATTGTCATACCCAAAATTTAACCATGAATGAAGAAAGTCATTGAGAATCCATCCTTTACCAGTGGTGTTTAGTTTTGCGATTAAATCTATCACATCTCTTTTGGCATCACACTTAACAACTGACACCTCTACTAAATCCTTTGGTTTCATCAATTTATAAATACCTGTTAATGTATGTTGTCCATCCCCGATAGCTCTTTTGTTTTTGTCATAATTCAAGATAACTATAACTGGAAGTTTTATCAACCCATAGGTTAATATTGAATCTCTAATCCCACTTGCGTGGTTCTCCTTGATTTTTCTATTAAATGGTAATAGATTCTCTTGTTTAAGCAGTTCGCCTACTTCTTTTTTTGTGATTGTAATTGTTGATGTTTTGTAATGTTTCATCTTCTTTTGTGTTAAATTATACTAAATAACTTAGGGGATTATCCCCTCTTGAAAAATAAGTGCCATCCTCTAAGAAGACGAAATTTCCTTGTTGAAATTTGGTAGAGATATAATCTTTACTTATATAAGTTTCTGCTTCCTCCCTACATGCTCTCAGCCACTCTCTAAAGCATCTTTCTAGTATCACGTTAGGGTCAAGCTCATTGTCTTCGTAAACAGCCTCCCTAAGCTCTCTAAACAAGTGGACATCTGCGAAGTATCCAGTGAATAACCCATCCATCTTAGACAATTCGTTGATTATCTCATAAAAGTCAATATTTTTGTATTTCCATTGCTTCCTAAATTTACAGTAGCTTTTTTCAGTAGCATCGTAAAAGTCAATATTGAAGTCAGTTACTTTTGTGCCTAATATCTTGGCGAATTCAAATAGACTATTTATAGATTCATCGGCATAAAAATACCCTGCTTTGATAGTAGCTTCTGTCTCATTGTAGAGAGCCTCAATCTGAGACTCCCTACTGAGTTGGTCAAATCTAAATAGCTTGTCGATACCTCTCATTATAAATCTATTTTAATCTTATCCATTATAGCTTCCTTGATTTCGTTTCTGTTATCCCAGAACCATTCATGCCAATCTCCTGTTACTACTGAGGTATTTAGATTTTCATCTATAATATAGCTCAGGTTATCTTCTATTGCATTTAAGGTATCTCCTACTATCTCTTCAAAGATATCTCCTTCTGTGTTGTTTGTTGGGTCTATCATGCGTTCCATATATCATGTATTAGTTTTACTGGGTCTTGTTCTTCCTCACTCCAACATTTCATAATTTGTTCTCCAGTGGAGTTATCAATGTAGAATGTGTATTTACCAAATTGGTTTTCTATTGTAACATAACAAGCCTCTGGGCTTCGATGTGTTATTTTCATTGTTGGTGTTCTCATGATTATTTGTTATTAAAGTTAAACGTTTCACCTTCTATCTTAATCCAGATGAGTTTGGCATAATTGATAAACCTATGACCATCATTATTCATATCGAATACTGGAATAAGGTTAGCTGTGATTGGGTCGAAGTTTCTACCCTTACCTTTGACATGCTTTACAACACCTGTTCTACAATTCATGGTTCTAATAGAGCCGTCTTTCTTAACGAACTTGGCAGAGAATACTTTACCTGTAGATACTTTGTCTAAAATTTCTTGTAGTGTAATCATAATGTTTATTGTTTTAATTCGATTGCAAGATAGTAATTATTTTGCAACTGCCAAATATTTAAACAAAAAAACATATAACCATATATTGGGTAGAAAAAGACCTTATTATCTGTAACAAAAAAAAGAACCACCCTTTTACAGGTGGCTCTCTAAACAAACTATTAACTAAATAAACAAATGAAACAGTCAAATCTATAAATTATTTTTGACTCTACCAAATTTATTTCACAATATACATTCCTTTAGGTACTGAACGAGTCAACATATACTGCACAGCATAGCGTAATGAATCGATAAGGTGATTATAGGAATCGATAGGCTTTATTCCGTTTACTGCCCAAGCATAGTTATTGAACTCTTTGATTAAGTTCTCCCCTTCTACATTTATAGTGTAGTCTTGCATCAGTGCAATACCAGATAATATACTACCTTTCTTTTTTATTGTAGGGCTTAGATTCAATCCTCTGGTGGATAGTTCTGCAATCAATCGAGGCTCACTATTATCACAGATAATTAGTTCCTTTCCTGCGTGCCTGATACATTCATCATATAGATTAGAAGTAACCAATCCCTTTTTATATAAATATTCTTTTGCCCAGATTATTTTTCTATCTTTGTCAATGGCAACCTTCACAAGAGCTGAGGCATCTCTGGAAAATCCCCAATCCAAGCCCCATGCCTTTAAATCTACACCCTCATTGAATTGTCCAATCTGCCAGTCAGTGAAGATTACACCCTCTGCTTTCTGTAGCCAACCTCCCATTATCTGATGCCTAAATTTATCTGGTCTACGTACCTTCATCTCTTCTAGTTGATTCACGAATGACCCGCTTAAATTCTCAACATTATCTTGATAGGTGGTATGGATATAGTTTACGTTATTCTTTTCTCCATTGAATCCATCTGGTATCTCCCTGTTCTGGTAGAACCTCTGGTATATCCAATGTTCTTTTGTGGTAGGGTTTAGGATTAACAAACATCTATTGTTCACACCTTTGGCACGAATAGAGTAATCTATCTTATCAAAACTCTCCTCATCGTTTAACTCCTCAGCCTCATCCAATACAAAAGTATTGACACCACTAATAGATTTAAGTTTGGCAGTCTGGTCTCCACTTGCTGTTTTAATACCTGAGAAATATATGGAGCTTCCTGTTAGATTGTTTATAATCTCATATTTAGTTATAGTGAAGTGTTCTATAACCCCCATCAGCTCTAGCTTCTCAATAAATTCAGGGATGATACTCATACTCGCTGAACTCATAGTGTAACGAGTAAACAAGACTTTGTTGTTCTTTTCGTAAGTGAGTAACACTAAGAACACTGTTACCGCAAAGGATTTACCTGAACCCCTACCTCCAGTAATCACACTGTATCTGCTATCTGAATCAAATAGCGATTGGTATTTAGGATTTAGATTTACTTTATTCATCCTTATTATCACGCTTACCCCAAACCTCAGATGCAGGTTTCACATAGTATCCCAATATAGGATTCACTAAGTAATTCCAAAAATCCTTTGGGAAGTTCTTTGGGTCTCTAATCTGTTTTGCTCTCGCCATCTTCTTCTGGTGTTATATCTATTGTCTTGGGTTTACTAAAGTCTATCACTGGTATATTTACCTTGGTGTCTATATTTATATTCTGCTGTTCTTTCGGTCTACCATAACGATATTCAAGTAGCCACTTCATGTGTTGAACTGAACCATCCTTAGCTAATTTGGCAACCTCTATCCAAGCCTTCTCCTCACTACCAAAAGCTTTCTTCATGGCATTTAGGGTCATCCCTGCAATATCTTTATCGGCAGTCTTACGAGGTCTACCTTGTCCTCTGGAGACACCTTTGACAGCACCGTTATTACGTCTGCCATCAACCTTCCTTTTCATTGGTCTTTTTTGTTCTTCATTATCCATGAGAAACCTCCAATCCTTTAATATGCTTTAATTCCTTATCTACGTCTCTAAATATATGGATAAGCTTCCTATGTTCAAACACCAATTCTTTATACTTCTCCCTGTAGTAACTATCAGGCTCAAGATATTTCTTAGGGTCATTTGTCAGCTTGTTAAGTATTCTTGATATTTTAGAGTAAGCCTTTATAAACTTAGAGTCATAAAGTAACACTACCTCTTCCATAGTTTTAACTCCATGAATTACCGTTGCATGATTTTTATTTATCTCTTTACCTATATCAGAATATCCAAACGAAGTGTAATCTCTTGCTAATTTATAATATAGGTTCCTGACGTAAACAACTTCTCTTATCCTTGTTGCCTGAGATATATCTATTTTAAATTCACTTTCTACTAATTCTCTAATCTGTGATAATTCCATTTATTTCTCTTTTAAATTCAACGTAAGCATCTACAACACCCTGACAACATTCGTAGTTTTCAGTCTCCTTATAGAATTCCAAAAGGTATCTTATGTCTTCTTCAAACAAAACACCTAACCTGAGTGAATGAAGTATGTCGTTAAAACATTCTTGCTTATCTAAATACATTTACTTCTCTAAAAATAAAACTACTAATAACATTACAATTCCTGTTATGTAAAAGATAGTTATCGTTTCAAATATCATATTTTCTATAATATACTGTTAGTTCTTCTCCTTTTTTTATAGGTCTCACAGTGTATAGGAGACTCTCTGTTCCATTACCTTTTATAAAACAGTTAGGACTATCGCTATGGTTTATAAACCCTCCTAGAGGAGTTCTAATTAGTTTCTCAGTATAATGATGGGTTACACCAAAACAATGCCCTGCTATAACCTTTTCTGTAGCAAATACACCTTGTCCATGTATACTGCTATTTCTTATTGTCAATTCTTCTGGCAAAGGTCTATACATTATATATCTCCTTCTAATTCGTAGTCGTAAACTTCCTTATTCTTTTCTACAAAATATTCATTGTAGACATCCACAGCCTGTTCAACATCGTACCTCCCCGCATTGAAAGACCTCTCGCTTACCCCATAGAATCCAATGGTCGCTGTAGTCTTATCAATAGCAATAAAGGTAAAGTCTTCATAGCCTACATCAAATAACTTGCAGTAAATGTAAGCTTGGCATCTATAAAGATACTCCCTTGCGGAGTACTCAAACTTATTTATGTTTCCTGTAGTCTTTAAATCTACTATATATCCATCCCCTAGGACATCAGCCTTAGCTCTGAATGGCATCCCAAATAGATTCCCAATAGCAGGAACTTCCTTCTGGGTGTGTTGCATTATATCTACAGCTCTTGAATTGCTGTAGAACGATTCTGCCAATCTCTCTACCTGTTCCTTCTCACTCATGGTGAACGGTCTTGGGTGTTCCTTTAGAGCTTCCTTAAATACGTTTGTATTTCTACCCTTTATATCTACGAAAACTTGCTTCTCATAAACATGAGGTTCTAGTATCGCTGTATGGAATAGCCACCCAAATTCAAATGCAGGATTAGTTTTAGAACCAACCAACAAAGAATCCTCATAGGCTTTCGGCGAGTCTAGTAGTTTCTTTACAGAGCTACTAGATAAAACATTTCTTCCTAGGTACTGATAATAGAATTCATCATCCATCATCTTCTCTAGTAATTCTGATTTAGACCAGACCTTGCTGTCTAAGGTTGTTATACTTTCTTGCATAATCGTTTTTTGATTGTTCATATTCTTGTTCCATCCAATGAAGTTCTGCTCTCTGTGATTCTAAGAACCACTCGTACTCTAAAAGCTCTTTAGTCTTTCCCATTACCTTACGTATTTTAATAGTTTTCTAATTATCTTTTCTATTGATTCTTTGATGAATGACAGTGGAGATTCTACAACGTAGTAAACCAACACTACCAACCCTTCAAATATAATAAAGAATATAAGAAGCAGTAATATGATAAATAACTTGGGGAGGTTGAATATTATCTTCATGCCTTATTGTTTTAAACAAAGCTATATAAAAAAATAACCAATCACAAAAACTTTAACACTTTATTGTTTAGGGTCGAAGTTCCCTTTCCAATAAGTTTGGCAAACAGCAAAGCGTTGTTCCCTATCAGGAAACTCCTGCATAACTTTTGCATTGTTCATGCATCTCTTGTTGAAATCTACTTTTTCTTCGTACTTTTTTGGTTTCATGTTTAATGGCATAATTACTCTTTTTTATTGTTATTATCTGATTCTAGTTTCTCTAATTTTCTTGAGAGGGCAACACAATAAATCTGTAGTTCCTTAATCTCTCTTTTCATATTTAACAATGTAACTTCTTTCATTTATCTAAATCTTTTTTTAATCGTTCAATATAACAAGCCCCATCTAAAAGTTCCTCTTGCAGATGCTGTAACCATTGTAGTGTTGTAAGTTTACTATCATAGAGTGTGGTATCATATTTAGCGATACCTACTTTGCTTCTAACGGTAAGCAAATTCTTTACATCTTCAACTATAGGGTCGCTAATATCCTTCAGTCTTTTAGTTACTCTTGGCTTTTTATCATAACTATCATTCATTGTCCACCATTTAGATATACTGTCTCCCATACATTTAAAATTTACATTTTTTACAATCCCACTCTCTTCCTAAATTATTAACGTAGTTTACAAATCCCTGTGGTTCTGGAAGTGTAACCCAATGCTTCTTATAATAAACTCTTGTAATCTTACATTTATCAAGAGGTATATCTATATTCTCGTCATCACATTCATGTTCTACCTTTAGAACAATAGACTTTTCGTTCGTGTGCCAACTATCACTAATCCTTTCCAGTAACAACCTCTGTCCAGTGGGAATAGGTTTGAATTTACGTTTAACCTCTATTAGAATTAAAACCTTATTATCAAATTCAAGTACACCATCAATATCTGATGGATGGAGCTTTCCGTTCTGTACTCCTGTAAAGTCTATAACTTGCTTTACTTTATTTCTGTTCTTTATCAGACTTGTACTGTTCATATACTTTCTTTAATTCGTTATGGATTCTATTTTTAAAACAAGGACTACAACTTGTAGGAATTGCTTTTTCATTGAACACTCTGTTAAATATATTTATTAAATCTCTTTGAGTGCTTTGTGTTATAGAATTTTTATTGGCTACAAAATACTTATCTAAAAATTCATACTCTGGTTCTAAAAGACATTCCACTTTCTTATAAGGAAACATCTTATTTAAAAAATCCCGTCTCCTGTCGCATCCACAATCTTTTCCATCGGAGAGCCACTCTACTGCTTTTTTGATGCCAGTAGCTGTGGTTATCTTCTCAATAGTGTCTCCTAACCCTTTACTTGGTTTGCTTGTACTCTTGATAGTACTCTTTGGTTTTTTCCCTGACTTTTTGTTTGGCATTACTAAGTGTGTTAAAAATTGAACTTAAACTTATCTTAGTTTCTCTTGCTATTCTTCTCATGCTCATTCTATTGTAGAAGTGTATATCCCATATCTTTTTATCGTACCAATACCAAGACGAAACAACACCATCTATTTCATCTACAAGTTTATTAAATGTATCTTCATTCTCATAATCTACAACACTAGATTCAACATCTATGGCATCGTTTAAAGGTAGGTGATGCTTATTTATTTCCTTATGAAACCCAGACAAGAATAAATTTCTAAGCGTAACATAAACGTAGTATGTGTTTACTTCTGACTCGTTGTACATAATCTTATCTTTCTTATCTATGTACTTATTAAGTCTCACATACATCTCTTGAACCAATTCATGAGATTGTTCTTTAGTGCAACCAAAAGACTTTGCCATATTAACCCAGTCATTATGGTTCTTTGCCAATAAATCTATTAACCTCTCTTTTTCCAAAAGTGAAATGATATACCGATTATAAAAAACATTATCTGAACTAGATGTTCATCTTCATCGATGTCATCGTCAGTATCTAAAGTAGTAGTCCAGTAATTGATTCCTACCATAATCCCATATATAGGGAATAATTGTACATACATATTAAACTGATTTAATTGTTACTTCTATCCTTGAGTTGCCTTTATCTATTCCCATATACTTAGCTGTTATATTTTTAACGATACTTGTATCATCTGCTAATATACAACCACACATTACCATGGAATCTTGAAAGAACTTATCTACCACACTCACTACGTTCATTAAATCTCTAACTCTTTTATCAGGAGCATAGTACTTATAGTGAATAGATACTTCGCCACTAAATTCAAAGTCTAATTTATCCTGTATTAAATAATAGTAGTTACGTTTAACATTACCACTAACAGAGTGATGCCAATTCCTATACTGATTAAGATTTAAATACAGTTTCTTTTTTCCACTAAATGAATGAGTGGGTAAAGTAATTTTAACTTCTTTTGGCATCTATATCCGTAAACGGTGTTGAATTATTAAACATATACCTTTGTGTTTTAACATCAAAATGTATCCCATGGACTTCTTGTGGTATCCCTACTAACTTTTGTTTCTTTATCTTTTGACTGCCAAATATCACAGCAGTGTTAGAAAAATCTAATGCTCTCTCAGGTCTCCATATAAACATTACATTATCTGCCTTATCAGCGAATGTACCTCCACCTTTAATCTTATTTACATCTGGCTTAAAATACCTACCATCTTCACCTTTTGATGGAGTGACTTGATGAGCCACAAGGTGTATTGAAATGTTATAGTCTAAAGCAAACCTTTTAAGCTCACTCATAAATCTACTTATATACAAATCCTCACGCTCACCTCTATTCATCTTATGTTGTACGGTATTGTATGGGTCTATAATAAGACTTCTAATACCTTTTGTCTTAACTAAATAACTCGCACGATGAAAAATGTTGTCAAGAGTAAAATCCTTTTTAGGGTATATCAAGAAGAAATGTTTCTTTACAAAATCCATGGCATCTCTATATTCACTGAGAGACATCTGATGACTTTTGTAGAATGGGTCGGCACTCTTACCCATATACATTTCAATAATATCATTAAAGAAATCGTTCATTGGCATATTCTCAGGAGAGAACACTCCAAACTTCCAACCATCATAATACGATTTAATTGTTGCCAATTGATTAAGGAACATAGACTTTCCTTCGTTCTGATATCCTGTCCAAATATTTACCTCTCCATTTCTCCAAGTCCAAGCACTATCCACAGCAGGAATATAAGTTGTAGTTCCTCTCTCTTGACCATTGTGATATCCATCTAACATACTATCACTAACATCATCTACAGAAAAGATACCCTCAATCTTAGGGCTGTGAGCTATTTTAAGACGTTCTCTTAGACTTTCTACACCTTCTTGTATTAATACCTCATTAGCATCTTTAAACGGTCTTAAATCAACTAATTTACATTTATCAGCACCAAACCTACGGACTAATTCTTTTTCTAAGTTTCTGCCATTATCATCATTATCTGTAGCTATGTAAACTATATTAGCGCGTTCAAACACGCTATAACAATTAGTAATACACTCTAATTTCTTGTCGATATTTTTATCGTTAACATTAGGAGCGCCCATGTTTACACTTGTGTGGAAAGGTATTCCTGCCACTTCCCATGACAAAGAATCCATTTCACCTTCGCATATTACGATAGCATCTTGGTCTACACACCCATCATAGTTATAAATAACTGGTTCGGCATCTTTAGACTGCGTAAAGAATTTACCGTCAATGCCTCTAGTTTTATAATTTACTATCTGTCTATCTACTAAATATGGAAAAACAATACTCTTGTTATCTACAGAGGAAACTATTTTATTGTTATCTATTACTTCGTTTGTAATACCTCTTGAATTAAGAAACTTCCTACCATCTTTAGTTAGCTTTTTTAAATTACTTTTTTGTGGTTTCTTATAGCTTTTTTTTGTTTTATTCATCTGAATACCTTTTGTTTTTAATACACCTTGCCATCCACACTTATGGCAATTATATAAACCTTCTTCTGTGTTTATACTTAAACAGGTGTCTTTATAGTTTTCTTTGCCTAGCTTCAAGCAATTAGGGCATTGTACTTTTTGCTGTACACTGTTTCCTTTTAACCTAATGCCTAAACTACTAAAATTTTCTTCTAAAATCATTATACTGTATTATATAATTATAACATGGTATATATAGTTATTTATTTTTTATATATATATACTATATAATATAATCTGTCATATTGGCAGTTGCAGATAATCTTATCTTACGTTCCTTTCCAAACCTACCACCTGTAGATTTCGTATCACGCTCTAGGAAGCCCTGTGCTTCTAGTTTAGACAGCATCCTATATAAAGTCCTGTCTGATATGTTTAAAGTGTCGCAAATCGCTTTATTTGAAGCGTAGCAGTATCCTCTCTTCTTACTTAAACCCTTAATCAAGGAAAGTAATGCACCTTCAGTTACTGTTAATGATTTATTCATGAATGCAACATTGATATTTATAAATTTAGTTTTCTTCTTCATAATGATAAAAAAAATGGGGATAAAACTATTGTCCTACCCCCATGTAAAAATTAAATTAAAATGGCAATCCATCACCACTGAACTCTTTCTTTGGAGCTTGAGCGGTATCATTTTGATTCTTATTGCCCTCTGGCTTAAACTCATCAATCCAGATGTTGTGGGTCTGACCGTATTGAGTTTGCTCTTTTAAAGCTCCCATAGTCATTCTAAGGTATCTCTCACCCTTGTATTCAAACCAAGAGTCTTTTACTTTACTCTCAGGAATAGAAAAGTTAATTAAATCATAGTTCGATACTTTCTTACCGAATCCTACATACTTCTTTTGTTTAGCGTTATCGCTCATAATTATAAAATTAAAGGTTAAATATTCTTTCTTTTAAAGTCATCAGACTCATCTTCTCCAAAGACTCCTAACTCATAGAATCCAGTCATCTTTAGAACCGCCCTACTCATAGCTCTCTTTTCTGCCATTTCCATGACATACCATGTGTTGCAGTTTCCATCTCTATGGGTCTCTCCTTTTAAGGCAGAACCAAAGGTTTCAATTTCTTTCTCGCCTTTACTAGCATTGGCTCTAACCACTGCAAAATTAGGCAAAGAATTGATTACATCATAGTTAATACTGATTCCCTCAATAGCCTGTATCTTATCAATACCTGCCCTTGTGATAATCATATAGTGCTGATGCTTAAATACGTCATCAGAACTAAGGTCGTACTTCTTGTAGAGTTTTGATAGTTTTTCTCTATTCATAATAAAATGTTTTGATTATTAGCAAATCTAGGGATTAAATCTGTAACTGCCAAAAAAAATGGCTCAGTATAAAACCAAGCCATTCTTAGAAGAAAAACAATAAAACTATAAGGCTATGAAATAACCTATGAACAAAGGTAAGCAATAAAAACTATTTTTTACCTTGACCTCTATATTTTTTTTTATAATTCCTTGAGGACTTAAGTGAACTACTTTTAGATTTAGCATGAACACCTTTGCGTTTTACCTTATCTTTTTTATAATAATTACTATCTATTTGTTTTGCCATTACTGATGAAGTTTATTACCCATTACTTTTTCTACACCTCTACTACCAAAGTATCCACCAATAACTACACTTAGTAGTCCTGTTATTGAATCCAATGGATAGCCTAAATACCACCCTGCTACATAGCTAATAGAAAAGAAAGCTAAAGTTAATGGTCTTACATTCTGTGCTAACCATCCACTTCTACTGTCGGCAACCCACCTTCGAGTAACACCATCCATTTCAGCACGTTCTAAGCGTAGTTTCTCTAGAGCTATCTCCTTATCCTCACTACTCATATCAGAACCGCCTATAATAGCTTCTATTACGTTTCCTACAGGTGTATCTTGTGCTATTGCACTTACTACTTTGGGTATCTTCTGAAGTAGGAAAGAACCTACCTTCGTATCTTTAAATTTCTTTTTACCTGACATTTACTATCTGTTCCGCTAATATGTCCAGATGACATCGGCATCTTTGTAATCGTCTGAATCGACATGGATAAAGGTGTCTGCCAATCCAAATCTGTTGAAACCAACTTGGATAAGGGCATCAAGTATAATCCATCTCTCTCTCGAACCCTGTATTGAGATATCAACTGCTTTTCCCACAATGTGGCTTGAATTTGGTTTTCCTCCAACCTTTTGGTTATGTTCGATAGTTCTATATCCTGAGTTGATTTTAAAGGGAATCCCTGCAAGGTCACGAGCGTTGTCGAGCATTGTAAGGAAGTCAGCATCCATGTACTCACCAGAATGAGGTACGTCTGGGGAAGCGAATTCTTCAAGTGTAAAGTATTTAAGATTTGTCATCGTGTTCTAACGCTTTATTCAAAAGCAATCTATCGATTGTATCGTCTTGCATTTTAATAATCAGATTTTCATAGGCATCCTTCTGACCTACTAACTGCTCCACCCTTGTTTCAAGTGAATCGTTTTTACGTTGTAACTCTACAAGTTCGTTTGGGTCTTTACCAATAAACACATATATAGCAGCACCTATGGTAGCTACTAAAGCACCTGTAATAAGTTTAAAGGTATCGTTATTGGTTTGTGGTATCTCCACATAAGAAAGGAAAATCAAAAGCAGGATAACAAATAAAAATACTACTCCACTTCCTATGTATCCCCTTAGTTCTCTGCGTTCTCTACTATTCATTTTTTTAAGGCTTTATATATAGAGATACAGGTAAATGTAAGAGTTGCTCCCATTACAAGCATTTGAAGTATGCTATTTATTTCACTTACACTAAACGCTAAAGCAAAAATGTTTGCAGAGTATAGTCCAAAAATTTTCATTGAATCGTCCATTATTTTAATTTGTAAAATAACCAAGCCTTTTCATCTCTTGGTTTACATACTACCATAGTTTCATTTCCTACATAGTAGCAAAGCTGATAGTTATCTAAGGTGTCTTTGCGTAT